GCCACAAGCCGTGGGTTTCCTCTTAGCGGTCCTAAGTCACAAGACATTGTAGAATTAGAACCTAATGAGGAACACGCGTGTCCGCGCACGCTAACACCCACACATTGGGATGAATTGGCAAAGTTCGAAGAGAAAGCTAGGCGAAATCTTCGGGTGAATTGCCCATTCAAGGCATGTTTGAAGGATGAACCCACGCCAATATCTAAGGATAAGGTGCGTGTGTTCCAAGCAGCAAGTATGCCTCTTCAACTCGCAATGCGTAAATACTTTTTACCTATTGCACGTATGATGTCCCAACACCCCTTGATGTCCGAATGTGCCGTTGGTATTAACGCTCATGGTCCAGAAATGGATCAATTGTTTCGCCATATCCGCAAGTTCGGTATAGAGAGGGGGTATGCTGGTGATTATTCTAAATATGATTTGAGAATGCCAGCACAATTGATATATGTGGCTTTTGATGTTATGATCTTAGTTGCACAATGTCTCCCTAATAATTATTCAGAGGATGATATTCGTGTAATGCGTGTGATTAGCACTGAAGTTGCTTGTGCGGTTACTGCTTACAATGGTGATTTTATCCAATTTATTGGATCTAACCCATCTGGGCAGTCATTAACTGCATATATTAATTCCATAGTCAATTCTTTGTTGCATAGATGTTCTTTCTACGCATGGGAGAATGGGCGCATGTGGAACGCTAACTTTTGTGATTACGTAAGTTTGATAACTTATGGTGATGATTACGGAGGTAGTGTTTCTAAGGTGTTGGAATATAATAATATCGATTTTGTGCAATGGTGTGCTCAATATGATATGATAGTTACCCCCCCAGATAAGAAGTCAGAAGTGACAGCTTATCTTGATTGCGACGAATTGGACTTTTTGAAAAGAAGACCCAGATATGATGAAGAGTTACATCTTTACATGGGAATCTTGGATGAAAAGTCCATTTTCAAGTCTCTGCATAGCAATTTAAAATCAAAAACAGAGACAAAGGAGGCCGTATCTAGTAGTTGTATCGGTTCTGCACTTTCCGAATGGTTTTTGTATGGACGCGAACATTATGAGATGCGCCGTGCGCAGATGCTTGAGGTGGCAAATGCGCATAACCTCACGGACATGGTAGTAGGTATTGATCTTGATTATGAAGATCGTGTTGCTGCATTCCGTGAAAAGTACAACTGGAAATAGTTGTTAAGCCCCGTGTTCCGGGAAACACGTTAAACATTCCCACCTGTTAGTGACAGGAAGCGTGATGCTTTACAAATCACTGGCCGTGTTCTGGTTACCACACACTTTTTGATTGCACATACTGTAAATAAGTGTGGAGGCTTTATATGGTCTTTGGCACCTGTAATGGGTACCCGTATTTACGGGAGTGATTCGCCATCACACCAATGTATGTCGCCGATAGTTCTTTGAGCAGGGAACTATACGGTTGTATCATAGTCGCTTACTGAAAATAAATTTAATGTACAAATAAACAAAACCGACACTAATTCTATTGAACAGATGGTGGCATTTAAAGATGCCACATCTACTTGGGAGTATAAGGTTGGCAGTGAGCCAGATTATACTTATGGTATCTGCGATAATAATGATGCGGACCTTGGAAATTTTTTCTCAAGACCACTAAAAATTCGTAGTTACAACTGGGGGACTGGTACGACGCTATTTGAAAAGTTTAATCCTTGGACTGATTATTTCACCAATCCTAGGGTTATTAATAGAATATCTAACTATAACTTGCTTCGTGCCAAATTACACCTTAAATTCATTATTAACGGAAATGGGTTTCATTATGGGCGCCTTATTGCTTCCTATGTACCTTACCTTCGTGATGATAAGTTTACGGTGGACAGGGCGTTTTATATACAAGACGTTATTCAGGCGTCTCAACGTCCCCACGTGTATCTTGATCCTACTTTATCACAAGGTGGTGATCTCGTATTACCGTTCTTCTTTGACGAAAATGCCTTGAGCATTCCTAATGAAGAATGGAATAATATGGGTGAGATCATTATACACACAATGCAATCATTGAAACATGCCAATGGAGCTGACGACTCTGTCACTATTTCAGTTTTTGCTTGGGCAGAAGAGGTAAATCTTGCTGTCCCCACCAGTGCCGAGCCCGGAGCTATATCTCCACAGGCTCAAGATGAATACGGTACGGGTCCTATTAGTAGACCCGCTTCCGTAGTCGCTAAGGC